CAAAAATTCGGACAAATTCATAGTCTGTCCCTCCTGCGTTGTTCCCGCCGGAGCGGGAGTATTTGTATCCCCTGAAGGGGAATATTTTGCGAGTAATGCGTCTACTTCGGCTTTTGTAAGCGGCGTATCTTTTTGTTCTGCTATTAGGGCGGCGGCTTCCTCAGCTTGCTCAAGAAATGCAATAAGTCTTTCGAGTTCGTTATAGGAAAATGATTCGATTTTGTTTATGATTTCCGCTGAGGTGATAACACGCGGCGCGTTTTCGGTTTTCTCTGCGGCTGTTTGCGCGGTGTCCGTGGTGAGTCCGTCAATCATGCCTGCGCGGATAGCGTCCTCGTGTTCGCTTGACGGGTCTTGCGCAACCAGCAGGCCGCCGCGACCGAAGTGTTCGGCGATGTGTTCGGTTGATACGCCGCGGCTTTCGGAAATATGCGCGTAGAAAATACGTTCAAGGGCATTGAGTTGTTCCCTGATTGTATTTCTGCCCTCGATGGTTTCTGGGGTTGCGTTCTTTAACGGCGCGTTTTTTGAAACAATTTTATATTCTCTGATTCCTTCTTTCTCAAGAGCCACCGTATCGTCATAATAAAGTATTTGAAGCCCAATCGAACCAAAGCGATCGGTCGGGCTGGTTGCCTTGATACTTTTAGCCGCAGACGCTATCCAATAAGCGGCGGAGGCAACAAGGTCTTTACCGATTGCCGTTGTATTTTTTACAGCGGAAAGTGAATATAGCTCTTGCCATGTTTCATCAACTCCCGCCAGTTCGCCGCCGGGGGAAGATATTTCAAGGACTACAGATTTTATAGTTTCGTCTAATTTTGCTTTCTTAATAGCTCCGATAATTGTTTCATAACTCGTAACCTCATTTCCGAGAATAAAATCAATAATATCAGCACCTGCTCTGTTAAGTATTCCAGAAATACGGATATGAGCGGTATCGCCATTAACGCTATAAATATCCGATATAGCTCTCTCGCTTCCCGGAGGAGCTAAAGAAAATTTCATTTCACAAACAGGGCTATCAGATATTAGTTTTATTTTTTCCTCTGTCAGCGTTTTTCTTGTTTCAAGATAATTTTCAAGGGACGCAATATCTGCGGCGTAAAGTGTATTCATGCGACCTCCAACCACGCCCAGGCTTTGCCGCGCTTAATGTCAGATACTATCTGTGCAGATACGCCATATTGCCTTGCCAGCGAAACGCCGCTTGCACCTCTGGCAAGCGCGATTTTGATCTGGCGGACTTGCGCCTCTGTAAGTTTAGCGGCGGGGGCTTTTTCGCCTCTGTGGGCTTTACTTTGTTTCCTGCGTGTTTCGGCAGTGAGATGTTTACCTTTATGAGATTCGCTTAATTTCCGGCAGGTTTCGGGGAAAATGTTCTTTTTTGCCTCTCTTATTTTGCGGCGGTGCTCATCGGAAAATATTCTCCCCTTCTGAGCTTCACTAATTTTACGTTTGGTTTCGGCAGTATGTTTTGCATTTGCTCCTCCCTTAAAGATATTATAGCCGTATTCGGGATTATCCGCCTTGTAGTGGTCTACCCACATTTCCTCTTTCGCGTTAAGTTCGGCTTCGGTTTCGGCGGTGTCGATCTGCACCCACTTGAAGGCGTTTACTCCGCCGTGCTCTAATATGGCAAGTTGGAAGGTAGTGCGTTTGTCGTTTACTTTTGCACGGAAAGCGTGTTGCCTTTTACGCGTTGCTAGTGTATATTCGGTTTTCCCGATGTAGACCTTGCCGTCGGGCGATGTCGCCTTGTAAATTATTCCATACATAACTGAATCGTCCTGTGTGGCTCTGCTATGGTCAAGCGGTTTTTGTAACGGTTTTTCCTCCAAATAAATATTTTTCCACGCCTCGTATATTTCGCGGCATTTTTCCACGTCTACGGCGTACTCCGTGATTTTGATCCAGTACCACAGCGGCACGGTTACGTTTTGACCGTCAAGCACAGGAATGGGCTTGCCGTCCGCGTCAAGCGGGTCGGGGAAGTACGGGAACGGCAGCGCGGGGTCAACCGCCCCTGTTTTTACTTGCGTTGTGGAGCAGGTCGAGGCTGTTATTAAAATCAGCAATATCATCGCCGGTATGCAAAGTCTCTTTTTTCTCGTCAGCATTTTGCTGGGCCTCCTGTATTTTTGTCTGGTACGCCTGTTGTTTTATAATTTGCTCTTGTGCAACATTAAGGGCTATCTTTAATTCTTCGCTTGCTTTGCCCCTTGCGGCGGCGGCTTTAATGGCGATTGCCAACGCCCCGGCCAACAGCAGGATTGCCGCGATAAACGCTAAAATCAGATATGTCATTTTTCCGCCTCTGTTTGCTCATGGCTTTCGGCGATTTTGTTTCCTTCCACGCCCGCGATCAAGCCGCCGATAACAACGAGGAAGCCCATGCCGAAACTGGTATAAAGCGAATCGCAGTTGCGCTGGTACAGGGCGGATATAACGAATGTTTCGACCAACAGAGCGGCGAAGATAACCAGCCCCGCGATGTAGCGGTGCGTGTTGATTTCCTTAAACCCTTCCGGCATTGAGGCGGTTTTTTTGATCATCAGCGCGATGTCTAAGCCGATAAAAACGCCGACTATTCCGGTGAACGTTACCGCGATAGCCGAAGCCGAGCCTGAATCCTTTATGAAAAATATCATAAAGCCGGTGAAGATTGTGGCGAATATAAGCCCAATCAACTGTCCTGTTTTTGTGTCTTTCATACAGATACCCCTCTCGTAAATAAAAACTGGAAAATCATACTGCCTCCAACTGCACGGCCTCCCCCCGCTCTAACAGCCGCTCTATGGTCGCGCCGATTGCTTCCGCGTCACCGGGATTTGAGAGCCGTATGCAGCCCAGCGTGGTCGCGCTGGCCGAATAGTGCAGCAGGTAGCCGCCGTCCCGCGTTTTTTTACCGGTCTCAAGCTCGTAGTCGCCGTCCCCGTCAAGCGCCCATATATTCGCCTCCTGCCATGCGTCCGTGCGGATTTTTACCGGCCCGTAGGTGCGCGGGTCAAACCCCTTGTCCCTCTGCCATTCTACGCCGGTGACGTTCCACAAGCCCTTGGGGAACGGGCGCGGGTCGTACGGCCTATTATCCGGTATGGAGCGTACTACCTCGTCTCTCCGGCGCGTCCCGTCCCGCAGCGTCCGCACCTTGCAGCTTATAGCGAAAACCGCGCCGTTTATTAACAGCGTCCCTTTTGACAAATCAGCCGTGATTTTCATTTGTTCTCCCCTATGTCGTTACCGTTTTTTCCGGTAAGTTTCTTGATGCGAGCCTGATTTTTGGCTATACAGTCATCGCAGCAAATTTTTCTGGCAGCAGCGGTTTTGAATTCGGGTTTTGTTTCTTCATACTTTGCAAGTTTCTTTTCCATTCCCGCAATTAAAATATCTGTTGTACCGTCAAAAAACTTGATTAGAACGCCGCGAATAGCATCTTTAATGTCGGTAAATTCCGCGTAAGTATCCCCGCATCTAACCTGCTTAACCTTCGCCTGCAATAGCACATAACGCTTTTCAATATCCCGCAAAATAGCGGCTATATACCTGTCCCTGCCGGCATCAGAGAGCTTTTCCCATAAATTATTCCGGCGAATGCGTTTGTAAAGTTCAGACTTCACAATAGAGCTAAACTTTTCAAAGGTGAAATAGCAGTGGTCTCCCACAACCAGAGGCGGCTCAAGGTGTTCCTCTAATTCTTCTACAAGGTCGTATAAATTGGCCGTTACCTCATGGTCAACGTCATCAGTGTACTTTTTCAGGCTTTCTTTCAAGAGCGTGTCTTTGTCCCGTTTTTCCAGCAGCCGCAGTATGCCTCCGATATTCAGTTCTTTATCGCCAATCCTGATCGAAAACCCGTTAAAAAAAACAATGGCAACCAAAGCCAAAGCTGAACCAATAATTATCAATAAATGCTCTTTTGATAAATTATTGACATCTACCGTTATGTCTGCATTCAAAGGATATAGATACAATTCATTCCCCTCCAAGTCTGAAACAATAAAAAAAGCCGCGCCCTCCCGTAATGGGATAACGCGGCCTGTCTTATACAGTACCAAAATGTGTCTGGGGAGTTCTCTGACCCCCTCCCCAGACTAGAAACCTTCCTCAATATCCTCTATGAATATTAAAAAAAGCATAAACCAATGCGGCGCATTTGTCAAGTCCGGTACTCCCTTTTTACGCCGCCGAGCCTGTCCGCCTGCTTTTCAGGCCAGCGGCTATAGTACCACTTGCGCCTTTTTTCCCAATCCCACTTTTTGTGGAACAGCCTGTCCCACAGGTTGCCGCACAGGGACGGCAGGCCCACGGCAAGCA